GCTGGTGGCGCAACAACCGCATTTGCCAATCTTGAAGACCAAAGCTCAAGACTTTCTGCTTATGCGTTGACTAGAGAAGATGATATTATTAACCAAGAAATCAGCAGTGCTCAGGAGCAGGCTTTAAATATAGTCAAAGAACGCGAGGCTTATCGCACTCAACAGCGTAAGGAGTTCCAAAGACAGCTGAAAAGTACTGCAATTTCTGCCGCTTTAAGCTTTGGGCTTTCTTCAGTAATGGGGGCAGGAGCAAAGGCAGCTTCCGCAGCAAAAGCTGCAAAAGCAGCGGAGGCTGCTAAAAATATAGGCTCCGCTCAACAATTATTCAGTACTGCGCCACAATCATTTTTATCTGGCTCAGATTACAAACTACCAACTGGAGCTTTGCCAACTTTTGGATCAACTGCAAGTAGCATTTTAAATACACAAGCCCCAAGAACACAAAGTATTTATTCGAATACAAGAACGAGGATGCTCGGATCAAAAGGCTATCCGTTTATGGCTTATGGCGGGGCAGTAAAGCGCTATAATGCCGGTGGCCCAACAGACGATATCCCCGCTCTTCTTATGGGTGGCGAATATGTAATGAATCGCCAAGCCACCAAGAAATACGGCAGACAGTTCTTTGATTCTATTAACCAAGGCCGTGCCCCAAGATTTGCAGACGGCGGCAATGTTTCAACCGCAGAGCCAAGCTTTGCTGAAAAAGCTGCTGCAATGTCTGACTCAAAGGCGGATGGTGGCACAAATGTAAGCATTAATATTAACGTCACGGGCCAGAGTTCTCAGATGCAAACTGAAGGAGAGACTAAAGATAAGGGGATCGATTATAAACAAATGAGCAAGCAGATTGAGCAGATTGTACTTAAGACAATCGCTGAGCAAAAGAGAGCGGGGGGTATGCTTAAGTCCGGTAGATAATGAAATCATCCGTATCAAATTATGAAAACAGTCTTTATATCAGCGGCGTCAAAATATTTGGCGTCAACGATGTTAATTTCGGCTATTCTTTACCAATTGAGCATATCAATGTTATCGGCGCTAATAAATTTACCACTTTCACTAATAATGCGCCGCAATCGAATCTGAGTGTCCAAAAGTATCTTTCACCAGCTGATTTCTTTTTAAATTTTACAGGAGCGGGACAGATTAGCGGCGGCTTATTTTACAATAATAAAAATTTTACTTTTAATCGGGCGTATCTGAATAATTATTCAGTTTCCTGTGCAGTTGGGAACTTCCCTTCTTTAAGCGCGGATTTTACTATTTTTGGCAATGTTGGGACTGGGGTTGCGGGCTCTGGAGCTTCGCAGACTGGAGCCTTATCGGTTGTGCGTCCAAGAGATATCGCTATTCGATGCGATGGTACGGGTACGAATAGAATCGAAGCCTTTACTTACTCAATAGAGTGCCCTAGACAAGCTTTTTACCATCCAACTGGATCAGTCCCAATGGATGTTGTGACATTGCGCCCATTTAGGGCAACCGCCCAATTTACAATTGGGGTTGATGATTATGAATCGAAAAGAGCTTTAGATTATATTGTTGACTCCAACAAGCAGAATATTAATATAACAATAGGGTCTCTAGCAACTTTCTCGATGTCAAATATGGAATTAATAAGCGAAACAATTAACTCGTCCGCAACCGACGAGCTTTCGTTAACGCTTAGTTATCAAGGATTTATCTAATGTCATTCCTATACGACAGAGATTATAATGTCACGGGAACGGTTCAAACGACCTTTGATTTCAAGCCGTCTTATGGCACCTCTGTCAATTTTTCAGCGGATTTGAGTTCGTATACTACTGTTGATAATTATTTATATACGATGCCCAGAGCATTGAATCACTTGCAGATGACAGTGCAAATGCCTTTTGAAAACAGAAAAGAGGCCGAAGCGACAAGGATCGCCAGCTTTTTTGAGAACCTTCGTGGCACGGGATATTTTACCTTTACTGATCCAGCTTCAATATATAAGCCAGTTAATTTATTTTGCGGCGGTATTCAGACCAATTTCACGGTTAATGATCTTTATACAATACAAGTTGAATTGGCCACCGACCAAATTTCGTCACTTTTAAATTGGAATGGAATGTTTGTTACAGGTTCAGGCATCAAGGGAAGCTGGGCTACATCAACAGCGTATTCTAAGTACGACGTTGTTAGACATACTGGCAACGCATCTTTCCCGCAGAATACTGGCAACTTATACGACTGTTTTTATTACTGTACCGGCGACCACACAAGCCAATCTTCAATAAACGGCTCCGAGATCACTAACGGGAAATGGACACAGGAGTTCTTTTACCAACCAACTTACTCGTCAACAATTGGCAAAGAGACTTCTGTTTTAAAGACTGAGCTTCCATACTCTTTCGCAAAGAGGAGTGACTTTGGACTGCATGGAAATGTTCTCAAACAGTTTGAAATGGAGTTTAAGGGAATCACTGATCTTGAGGCTAGATCAATTTTACATTTCCTAACTGGAAGGCAGGGATATAGAAAATTCCAGTACAAGATTCCGAATATCTACAACAAGAATAAGTATTTTTTTGCGCCCGAATGGAAGCATACTTTTGTTTATAAAAACGTTAACGATATCTCGATAACGCTAGTCGAAGATCCTGTTGGTATAAGGAGGGTTTATTAATGGGCAGACCAATTTCATATGAAATGCAAATGATGTTTGTCGGCTCCTCTGGCGCTTTTGAGGAGTCGATGAATACTGGCAGCGGAATTAGTCGGCTTGATTTTATTCAAGGCTATGACTTCTCTTTCAATATCGAGAGAACTCCACTGAAGCAAATCGGCTCCGATTCTTTTGCTACAAGGCAAACTCAGCTTGCGCCAGATGTCAATTTAAATATTCAGTACTATTTAAACGATGGATGGAATGATAAGTATATTGGACTGGATATTCCGACAGGCGTGACCGGCAATCCATTCGACTCTATTCTTTCGTCTACTGGCGACCGTAATTTTTATATCAGCATCGCGCAAAACGATGGCATTGATCAGAATTTGCAGACTGGAATCGTTAATAGTAATATCCTCGCGATTGGTAATGCCTATATTACTAATTATGAGATCAGCGTGGCAGTTAATCAGCTGGCGACCGTTTCCTGCTCCTTTGTTGGCGCAAATGCTAATGTACAAGATTACGCGACTTCAAAATATTTACCTTCGGTAAATACAATCGTTAGCGGCCAAAATGCTCAGGACGCCAATAAGAATTTTGCATTAAACTTTGTTAATAATTCTAGAACTGAAAGATATTTGCCAAAAACAAAGGAAGTATTTGATGGCGGCTGTCCTTATAGCAAATGTAAGATCACGCCAAACTTCCAGTCTGGTGGCGGCACTTCGCCAATTACTTTTGGGTTCTTTGACGCTATTGCGAACAACTTTCAGAGTATGCAGTTCTCTGTTGGGTTTGAACGCAAAGCGCTTTATGGATTTGGTAATAACCATCCATACACTAGAAAGATTCAAAGACCAACGGTTGCGACGTTAACATTGTCGGCGCTGATTGATGACTTTCAGGCCGAAAACTTGAGTAAAGTTTTTCACGCTGAAGGCGGAACTCAGAAGTCGATGCTAATCGAGTTCTTTAATTTACAAGATGTAAAGAAGTTTGGACTGTCGTTGCAGAACTTAACACTTGAGTCTTATAATCTTGGCGCAAGAATTGGAGACAGAGTATTGGTAGAAACTAATTGGAGCGTTGAGGTTAAGAATGGCGCGGGCGCAGATATTGGAATGATTGGGTCTTATGGAAGACCGCTTCTTGATGTGACAAAAGTTAACGAGTCTTTTGCGGTTGAAAGGGTATTTTACGAAATAAGCGCTATTTATGCTTCTTCTTATGCATTAGATAAAAATGGAAAGGCTTGGGCTTGGGGAATAAATTCTCAAGGTACATTAGGTGACAATTCTAATCAAAACCGTCGCACTCCAGTAAAGCTTGCTGGAGCAACTAAAACATTTTGTCAAATAGCTGGAAGGGCCGCAATCGATAAGTATGGTCAGGCTTGGGCTTGGGGTGATGGAGATTTCGGAAGTCTTGGGAATGGCAATGAATTAGTAACTTCATTTACGCCTATAAAGGTTTATGGAAATAAAACTTTTTGCAAAATAACTAGTAATGGAATCGCTTCTCTCGCAATAGATAAAAACGGCAAAGCTTGGGGCTGGGGATACAACAGTGGAGATTATCTTTATATTGGAGATGCTACAAATCAAAATCGATCTACCCCAACCGCTGTTGCGGGAAATAAAACGTTTTGTCAAATAAGCTGCGGCGTACATTCTTTAGCTATAGATAAATACGGAAAAGCTTGGGGTTGGGGATATAATTATCAAGGCCAGCTTGGAAACGGACAATACAGCATACAGTTTGGAGTCGGTTCTCCAGTTTCAGTTTTGGGCAGTCAAACATTTTGCAAAATAAGCGCTGGAAACACCAAATCTGCCGCTTTAGATAAGTATGGAAAGGCTTGGGCATGGGGAGGTGGACCTTTAGGCGATAATACCACATCGCCAAGATGTGTTCCTGTCGCTGTTTGTGGAAATAAAACATTTTGTCACATAAGTGCTGCTTCTCACTTTTTAGCAATAGATAAATACGGAAAGGCTTGGGGATGGGGATCTAATTATAATGGAAGAATTGGAGATAATTCTACTTCAGATAGATTAGTTCCTGTTTCAGTATACGGTAGTAAAACATTTTGTAAAATTTTTGCAGGAGGAGAGTTTTCTTTAGCTATAGATAAAAACGGAACAACTTGGTCTTGGGGCACAAATACTTATGGAGCACTTGGAGATAATTCAATCACAAGTCGCCTCACCCCTGTCAGAGTATGCAATATTTAATGTAAACTATCTATATGAGTCTTTCATTCCAAGATCTTCAAGAAGCGCTGACCCTTGACGACAGGGATGAATTTGTTATTTGGCAGAACTCAAGCAAAAGGAATAAGAGGGTAAAGAGAGGGAATTTGTTTGCGAGTAAAGGTATATCTTTTACTGGAAGAGTTATTAATCCAGAAACTAATGAAGATCTATATAATTTAACTGCGTATAATGGAGTTATCGCAAAATTAGCGAACGCTTCTGCTGTTGGCTCGCAAGCTTCTGCCACAAATTCGGCTTCAAAAGTTTATTACCAAGCTACACAACCAGTATCTGGCCAAAACGGCGATATTTGGTACGACATTGACGATAGTTATAAGGCATATGTCTACAACAGCTCTAATACTACTTGGGAACGGAGCACAAAATCGCTTTTGCAATTAGACGCAAATTCAAATGTTTCTGGAATAGTTAAAGTTGGCGACACAAGCTCTAAAAACTTTGTGATGGTTGCGGATAATTTTGAAATTACTAATACAGCTTCTTCTATTACAGGTGCTCCATTTGCTGTTAGAAATTATGAAGCGGTATTTACCGGATCTATTTCGGTTATAGATAATCTTTTAACGCTAACTGTAACAGCTTTAAGCTCTGGATCTATCAGGATAGGAATGGCGCTATCTGGAACTGGGCTTCCTACTGGAGCCAATACTCCAATAGTAAAAGCGTTTTTAACGGGATCTGGTTCAACGGGAACTTACATAGTATCAATAGAAAATGCTACAGGAAGCACATCTGTATCTTCAACAACTATAACTGGTCAGATTCAAGGAGTAAGAATCACTGAAGCTATAATTGAAACTGTTGATATAGGTAAGGCATCTGCTGGATTTTTAAGTTCTCAAGTAATAGAATTGCCAAATAACACTTCGTATATTCAGTCTAAAAATTTTATCGAAGAATGGACGACGGGGAAGCAGTACAAAGATGTTAAAATAATTCCATCTGATCAGACCAGAGTAAGGGTGAAGCAGGATTCTGGAACTTATGTTGGAGCATATAAAGTCTATAAAGTAAAAAGTGGGCAAACGCATACTTCAAGTTCTCTTAACAAGCCAGGCTCTGGAGCTAGCTGGACAACTTATTGGGACGAAGTTGACAATGCTGGAAACATATCAATAAGAACAGATATAGAAGGATTTAGAATTGTTGGAAGTGGTCAAGTTCAACTTTCTCAAGCAATAATTGACGGAGAAATTTGGGCTAAATCTGGTCATTTTGGAAATGTAAAAGACTCTGTAAGAATTGATTCAAAGGGTTTAACTATAGGTGATAAGGGATACATAAAATCAGCAGGACTTGGTTTTAATGGAACTTCTGGAACTTATGGTACATTTACAGATGGTCCTGGTTTCTTTTTAGGAAATAGTTCCGCTGAAAATACGCCTACAGCAAGCTTGATTTATCAATTTTTTATAGGAGATCCTTCTGGAAATAGCTTAAGATGGAATGGAACTGATTTAATTATAAATGGTAAAATTGGATTACCAGACGGCGGAGACGAAGATAGTGATGCTGGTTTAGAAATTACAAGTGGGTTTGGTATTAGAAGGTCTACAAGGAATAAGGTTTTAACAATAACCGGAGGAGATGGCAACGGTATTACCTTCGGGTCACAGATCGACCTTGTTGGTACTCAATTTATAGGCTCTGGAGGTGATGCTGAGGGTCAGTTGGTTTTATCTGGTGGCTATGACAGCACTCTCAGCCCAGTTGATCCTTCTCGTGATGGATGCATCATATTTAGAACTGCTAGAGAAGATGCGAATGAAAATATTGGGGCGGTTAGAGCTAGAATAGATTTAGACGGAACTTTTAGAATTATTGCGGCAGATAACGTTTTTTCTGGAGCGCCAAACGATGGCGCTGGAAAATTAATAGTTGAAACAAGTGTTCAGGCTCCGACCTATACATCGACTTCTTCAAGACGATTCAAAAAGAAAATTAAAAATTTAAAAAATGGGTTAGATACAGTATCTAAACTTAGGCCAGTTACATTTGATTGGAAGAACAAGGATTTAAAAAATGATATTGGTCTAATAGCAGAAGAAGTCAATCATCTGATTCCAAGCGTTATTGGATTAAATAATAAGGGAGAAATAGTAGGAATTGATTATGGAAAATTAACGCCAATTTTAATTCAAGCGGTAAAAGAGCTCTCTGTTGAAGTTGATAAATTAAAAAATAAAATAAAATAAATAATGCCTCATCCAATTACAAATTTTTTAGTAAATGGCCCAGATGGCAAAGATATTAGCGGAGCATCTTTTACTGGTCCAACTGATTTAGGTGATATATTTATTGCTATAGGAGATACCAGCTTTACTGGTTATACTGGATGGACAGGTTACACGGGTTATACGGGCTATACTGGCTATACTGGGTATACTGGCTATACTGGGTATACGGGGTATACTGGGTATACGGGGTATACTGGGTATACTGGGTATACTGGGTATACGGGGTATACTGGGTATACTGGGTATACTGGTTGGACTGGGTATACAGGCTGGACAGGCTGGACCGGCTACACTGGCGACACGGGCTACACTGGCTGGACCGGCTACACTGGCGACACGGGCTACACTGGCTGGACCGGCTACACTGGCGACACGGGCTACACTGGCTGGACCGGC